TAAAAGGTCTTATTGATGAAGAAGTAGCGTATACAGTTCTAAATACTATTTCTCCAGGTATTGTGACAGATGGTGATGTGGAAATGAGAGTAATAACTGATTCAAATCAAGAACGGATAATTAAATTTAAAAAAGCAACTAAAGTTGAATATGCAGTAAGAGTCAGAAATATAAAAAATATTTCAGATTATAAAAAAACAACAAAAGAAGAAATTGTAGGAAATATAATTAAAGAATCAGATAAATTTAGACTAGGACAATATGTTAATTATGAAAAAATTCAAGCTGCAGTTTATAAAATAGCTGATCAGTTGGAAGCAGATGTAGAAATAAAGATAATAAATGGAAATTGGACAAAAACAGATTTAGCTATACAGCATGATGAATATAGTTTTTTGAGCATTAATAATATTGAGGTGGAATTATAATGGAAGCAAATGATTTTTTAAAGCTATGTGGGAATATAGTTGACAGAAAAGGTCAGAATAACATAAAAATTTTCAATATAATTTCTAAAGGATTTGAATTGTATGATAAACATTTTGAAAAAGTATTGTTTTCTGATGTCATTGATAAATTACTCGAAAAAGAACTTGATTTGTTTGGCTCACAATTCAAAATTTACAGAAGTGGAAGAACAGATGAAGAGTACAGAAAATTTTTAAAATTATCATTTTTATTAAGATTAGGAAGAGTTGATTTTAATTTTATTGTTAATGCTATATCCATTTTTTTTAATATTGAAAAACATAGAATACAGATTTTTGATTATAATTCTGACAAAAATATTAAAGTACGTCACATTAAATTAAGGATTTTGAAAAAAGCAAATATTCGAGAAATTATATTATTTTTAAAATCAATAAAAGCAGCAGGAATAATTATAGATTGTTGGGAAATGTTGGATGGAGAATTTTTAATAAACTGTAAAGGAGAAAAACAGAAATATATTGTTAAAAGTGATGTTAGATATGAATATGACAGACATGAATACAATCTTGATGAAATGTTGGAACTTAATGATTAAAAGGAGGGAAAAAGAGAATGCCTATCATTAAAAAATTTTTGCGAGGAGTGTATGAACATTCGAATCTATTTAAAATAAGAAATCCTTCTGTAACTGTTGGAGACAACGAAGTGAAAGAAATTACACCTTTTAGGGGTGTTATACAGACAAGAGGTAGTGTAATAAGCTCTGATGATTTTAATGAAATGCAAAAAAACGGAGTGTATTTTGTTGAAACAGAATATTCAGAAAATTATGGTTCAGGAGTAGATGCTTATGTAATTAAAAATTTAGAAAGTGAACAAGAATTATTTGAAGGACTTAAATTGAAATTTGTAATTCCAAAAACAAATAACTTTGATAATCCAGTTGTTGTTTTTAAAAATAATAATTACTCACTTAAGTTTAATGATAATGAAAATCTTAAATCTAAAAGTCTTATAAAAGACAATATAGTAAATTTAATTTATACTGGAAATTATTTTTTAATTGAGCTGATAACACAGGCATCTGAAAATACTCTTGGAATAGCAAAGCTCTATTCTAGCACAGAAGCTGAGACTGATTCTGCTAGAGTAAAAGAAATAATTGAAAAAAATACAGGCAACAATGAAGAAAGTCCAGGAAAAACAAAATGGACTAAGTTATTTGAGACATTAGACCATACAAAAATTTTAACTGTGTGGGGACTTGTCAAGTTTTTAAGTAAACTGTTAAAGCCAGCGGGAGAAGATGATTATGGTCTTATCAACTACAAAACAATAAAGCAGGTAAGTCCAAAGCCTGATTTGTCGCCTTATCAGCTGAAAACAAATTTTTGGAAATATCCTGATTCAAGATTAAAAGTAGTAGGGACAAACGATATTGGTCATTCGTATGCAGGTACGGAAATTGAAATGTTTAATAGTGCAGGGGGTTATACCGGGTCATTTCACACGAACGGAGGGCGTGCCTATTATAAAGTCCCTAATCGTGCAGGTGGCGGATGGTTAGAAATAATGGATCACATAGATATGGCCGCACGTGACAATCGAATGAACAGTATGGATACTAATTTTAATAATATTTGGAATACATTGAATAACGACACCGTAAGGGATGTAAGGTTAGTTGGATTGATAACCCCTATTATCGCACATGCAAATCAGGCGACAGAAAGAAATGGATACGTTGTAACAGGTCTTGTCAATGGGAATAATGACCACATTGTTGACCTTGTGCAAATGCGGGCTTTGCAAGTAAGACGTGGCGGGAATGGAAGCAACTGG